TATATCTAATAAAATACCCATATCACCACAGCAAGCACGTTTAGCGGCTTTATTGGCGGCACAATCCAATAATCCAATGCGAATTGATTTAGATAACATGGCTTCAAACAGGCCGTAATCGAAGGATACAAAATGAGTTACAACGGTTCAGGCACGTTCAATATCAACACAGCGGGTCAACCCGTTGTTACGGGAACAGTTATTAGTAGCACAGCATTTAATTTGCTGACTTCTGATTTGGCAACGGGTTTAACTACCGCATTGACCAAAGATGGGCAAACTACCCCTACCGCAAACATCCCGATGGGGTCGTTCAAAATAACGGGTCTAGGCGCGGGTACGGTAGCAACCGATGCGGCTCAATATGGTCAATTGCAAGCGAATGCAACCACTATTGCAACCGTTTCAGGTACAGACACATTAACGGGTTCTTTAACGCCCGCCCTTGCCGCTTACGCCACGGGGAATTTGTTTTCATTTGTTGCGGCTAACACAAATACGGGCGCAGCAACAATTAACTTAAACAGTTTGGGTGCTAAAAGCATTACAAAATCAGGTTCAACCGCTTTGGTTGCGGGTGATATTGTAAGTGGTCAAGTTTATTTAATTGAATATGATGGAACACGTTTCCAATTGATTAACCCATCAACTGCGGGTGTTTCAAGTATTTCATTTGGTAGTACAGGCTTAACTCCATCAACTGCGACAAGTGGCGCTGTGACTGTGGCGGGTACTTTAGCGGCTGCTAACGGTGGTACGGGTTTAACATCTTTAGGGACGGGGGTAGCAACTTGGTTAGGAACGCCCACAAGTGCTAATTTAATTTCTGCCGTGACAGATGAAACTGGCTCTGGTGTTTTGGTATTTAATAACGCCCCCGCACTAACAAACCCAACTGTTACCAATTACGTTGAAACGCCTTATTCGGCTAATAGTTCAACAGCCATTACTTTGGCTTTAACTAATGGCACATTTCAAATCATTACTTTGACGGGCAATGCAACGATCACAATGCCAACGGCAGTAAGTGGCAAGTCTTTTATTCTTTTATTAAGGCAAGATGCAACAGGCTCACGCACAGTTACTTGGTCAACAGTTAAATGGCCTAATGGTAATGCACCGACAATAACAACTACAGCAAGCAAGCAAGATATATTATCTTTTGTTTCTGATGGAACAAATTGGTATGGCGTTGCTGGTGGTCAAAACTATACAGTTTAAGGTAATTAAATGTTTGCTGCACGAAATGCAATTATGACTGCTTTACAAGCCGTCATTACTGTCGAATATCTTGTTGTCGGTGGTGGTGGTGGTGGTGGTGGAGTTAATGGCGATGCCTCTGGTGGCGGTGGCGCGGGTGGCTACAGAACGGCAACAGATGTTATTGTTTCTCCTGGTGTAGCGCTTACTGTTACTGTTGGTGCGGGAGGTGCGGGAGGTGCATCTGGTGCGGCAAATAATGGTATCCAAGGAAATTCATCAGTATTTGACACTATTACTTCTGCGGGTGGCGGTTATGGTGGTGGCGGTTCTGGTGGCGGTGGAACTACTAATGTAGGTGGCAATGGTGGTTCTGGTGGTGGCTCGTCCAACACGGCATCAACAAGCTCAGGAAATACTCCCTCTACTTCTCCATCTCAAGGCTCTAATGGTGGTGGAACTTATGGTGGCGGTGGCGGTGGCGGTGGTGTTGGTTCATCTACTGCATTTAATGGCGCTAATGATGGAGGCACAGGTGTTGCCTCATCAATTTCAGGTTCGTCAGTAAATTATGCGGGCGGTGGATGTAGTGGTGGTTCTCAAGGCAACACCTATGGCGGTGGTAATGGTGAATATCCTGTTTTTGGTGCAAATAATACGGCTGGAACTGCAAACACAGGTGGCGGTGGCGGTGGCGCTTGGAATGGTGGTGGTAGAGCGGGTGCGACTGGCGGTTCTGGCATAGTTATTATTAAAACAACTGCTACAGCGGCTTCTACAACTGGATCGCCAACAATTACTTCTAGTGGCGGCTACAACATTTACAAGTGGACTGGTAACGGTTCAATCACATTCTGAGAAACTTTACATGGCTCATTTTGCTAAATTAAATGAAAACAATATTGTCGTAGACGTTAATGTTGTGCATAACAACGAACTACTTGACGAAAATGGAAATGAGTCTGAAGCAAAAGGCATTGCATTTTTAACTGCTTGGTCAAGCGGTTACGCTAATTGGAAACAAACAAGCTACAACGGCACAATTAGAAAAAACTACGCAGGGGTTGGTTACACATACGACTCAGGCCGCGATGCTTTTATTCCTCCCAAACCATATCCATCATGGGTTTTAAACGAAACAACTTGTTTGTGGGATGCACCAATTCCAATGCCTAATGATGACAAAAAATATAAATGGGATGAAGAAACTATTGCTTGGGTTGAAATAACTTAAAATTTATTTAAAAAATACTTGAATTGAAATATGTCCGACATTGATTTGGTCAAATATGGCGTGCTATGGCAAAAGGTCGAATCTATGGAGGCCAAAATTGACAAAATGGAAGCCCAATTAGAAACGCTAATTGAATTGGCTAACAAAGGTCGTGGTGGCTTTTGGATGGGCATGGCATTTGTGTCCGCAACTTCGACCGTTCTTGGTTACATTTCACACTATTGGTCAAAGTAAATGAATGCGTTGGCTCATACTTTTATTATTGTTTGGGCTAGTGGGTGCGGTAGCCAAGAATGGCTGTCACGTTAGAGAATTCTATGGAATTGGATACACCATCCATGACCCAACTGATCGACATTTCAAGATGTTGGCTTGGCTTGAAAACAATGCCAAATATTGCAAGACTTCCGACTATGTTGTTATTTGGAACAACTTGTCGGAGTGGGCGGGTGCAGCGGATAGCACTTGGTTAAGGGCGGCAGTCATTCACGGGTACAAAGAAGCACAAGAGCGTGAAAAATGATAGACACGATCAAGTTATTTCCAACCGTTCAGCCGTCAGGGTATCCCGACAAGCATGATCTTGCCCAAGTCAAGTTAGAAAAACAGCATGAAATGAACAAGGCAAATGAGTTAGCCAAGCAAAAGCAGACTCAATTGCAAGAAATAAGTTTTGAGATTTATTGCAAAAAGGTAAATCAAGAGCGCATCCGTATGGAAATATTCCAAAACCGCAAATTGGACATTTACGTTTAAATATGGTCACTAAAAAAGCCCCTGCCAAAGTAGCGCCCGTTAAAAGGCGTACACCCAAACCTAAAGCTGAACAAACAATCAATGTGTCTGTGGCTGCCCCAACCGCTAAATCTGAACCCAAAAAAGACGATAGCGCCCTTGGTAAAGTTATTGGTTTGATTGAATGGGTAGACAACCCTTTTAAGTTGTTTACGGTGATCTTGTTGTCGTTCTTATTCTTTGCGGGTTACTTTGCTTGGGATTCTAGGCAAGTCATTCTTCATGCCATCACCACTCAGGACAAAATGCCTCAATTGGCAAAGCAAGAAGAATTGCTTGTCCCCGCCCGTAGCTTGATGAAAGATGTTGATGGAATTGTTGTATTGGTTCACAAAGCCAATTTAACAACAAATAGCCGCACAACCGTATTGGCATTAAATGCTGATGGCTCACGCGAAAAATCAATGGAAGGAACGGTTACTTCATTGTTTAATGCAAGCGCAGATCGTAATGGCGCAATGGTTGCCATGCTCAATGGTGAGGTTCTTTGCGAGGAATTCAGCCCGTCATCCAAGGTAGGTGAATGGGGCGCAAAACAAGGCGTAAAGTTCATGTGTAGAGGCTCAATCCCGCCCGATATGGGTAAGTTTGCGGGATATGTTGCTATTGGATTTAAAAACAAGCCTGAAGATATTGCGGCACTAAAGACCCGCATTAACTTGGCTGCAACCGATATGTCGGAGGAATAAAATGTTTGAAGTTTTAAGTGGTGGTCTATTAGGTTCAATTTTTGGTGGCGTGTTTCGCCTTGCCCCTGAAGTTCTTAAATGGATGGACAAGAAAAACGAGCGTCAACACGAACTAAATATGTTTAAGTTCCAATGCGACTTGGAAGCCCAACGTGGTCAACAAAAACTAGCCGAAATTGGCGCACAACGCGAGGCCGCAATTGATGTGGGCGTGATGGATGCGTTTAACAACGCCATCACACAGCAAGCGGAGATGGTTAAAGCAGCGGGTGGATGGGTAGCAAGCCTGTCGGCCTCTGTGCGCCCTGTGGTGACTTATTGGGTGCTTTTTGTGTGGTCATTTATCCATGTTTGGTTTGCTTGGAACGCATGGATTGGCGGTGCGCCCGCTGTCGAAGTGTTTAAAACCATGATGACCCCTGACTTTTCAGCTTTGTTATCAGGGACAATCAATTATTGGTTTCTTGACCGTACATTGGCTAAGAGGGGCATATGAACTTAGAGTTGGCAGCATCCCTTTGTCGCCAATTTGAGGGGTTTAGGAGTAAACCCTACCTATGCCCTGCGGGGATCGCCACGATTGGTTATGGCTCAACTTACTATTCTGACGGGCGCAAAGTGACCTTAGAAGATGCCCCTATGGATGAGTTTACCGCAAGGGCGTTGTTGATGGCAGAACTTGAGCATACTTACTTGCCAAGCGTTTTGAGGCAATGCCCAATTCTTGCAACCGATGAGCGCAAATGCAACGCCATCGTGGACTTTGTTTATAACCTTGGAAATGGGCGACTTCAAACTTCAACCCTTAAGCGCAAGATCAACGCACAAGATTGGGACGGGGCAAAAGAGCAATTGATGCTATGGACTAAAGGGGGGGGTAAAGTGTTGCCTGGCCTCCTAAAGCGCAGAAAAGCCGAATGCGCCCTTATTTCTTAGCCTCTTTAATAAAACACCCAAAACTTCCAATTGTGTCCTTGCCAAAAGGAAGCGGCTCAATGCGTTTTGCGTAGTCATCAAGGGCATCGTTCCAACCCGCATCGTAAGCCGCGCATACAGCGTCTATGGCGGTTTCCTGAGCGCCCGTCATGCGTAGCAATGCAACCAAGTCATCTTTTGTCATTGTTTTGCCTCAAGTGTTTACCCGTTAAGCGCATGATCCAACAAGATTGACAAATCCACTTATGCCCCATATCAACCCCGCCCTCGGGGGGCTTGACTTCATCACATTTATTACAAGATCGTAATCTATGAACGGGCTGAGTTTTGCCTAGTTCGATTGGATACATTGCCATTCTCTTTCATTACGCCCTGAATTGGATTTCACGGTGTTGCCCGTCAATTGAATAAGCCCAATAATTTTCATTTCATTAAGCCGCCTAGCCACTTGATTGCCGTCTAACATTGTCAAAGCCGAAATGCCGTCTTTCCCAAGCGGCCCGTAAAACTTGAGGCAATCAAAAATAACTTGGTGGTGTTGCGGTGCAACATCTTTGATCGACTCCGCTGCCTCAAACGATGTTACGGGGTCATTGGCTCTGACTCTTGGAAATTCGGGAAATATTCTGTCAAACATTTTTTTGTAGTCCATGATGTGTCCTTGTTGGGTGGGGGGATTACTGTTCGTCCGCAAGCTAGGATTACCCTTTGCACAGCTTTCCCCCCGTTAATCAAAATGGGATGTCATCCCCGTCATCTTTTGGCAAACCTTGATAACCCTCTTTTGGTTTTTGCTCAAACACTTGAAACCAACCTTTAAAGTTTTCCCCAACAGGCAAGGAATCTAATTTTATTGAAATTTTCCCCGTTTCATTGATAAACAATGTGCCGTGAGTTGTCCAGGCGGTTTTGGTTTTACCCTCTGATTCATATTCACGGGCTGCGAATTTAATATCAAGCATTTTTTTAGACATTTTTGACTTTCATAAGTTGAGCAATTTTGATGTCAAGTTCATTTAAGAATCTGACAATTTCGGCTTCTGCTTGTTTGATAAACAAATCGTCCCTTGGGACACGTTTAACAAACAATTGAAGTTCTTGGGGTAGGCGGTTGTCAAAGCTGACAAAATCGCACCATGAACGCCCCGTACACGCAAGTTGAAATTGCATTTGCGTGTTGTATTTGCTTGGCACATTTTGAAATAGCAAAGTCTCAATGTGCGTGGCGGTATTGGGGCATTTAATCTCTAACAGGCCATCGTCCCCCACAAGACCATCAGGGGACGCACCCGCCATGATGATTGAGGGATGGGGGACAAACCCCACTTCATCAACCAAAACGTCTGCATGAGCCTCATAAGCGGCTCGGGCTAAAGGCTCTGTGTCTGTTCCATGTTGCATTGCAGCATTGGTAAAACTTTCCCCTTTTTCACCCGTTAGGCGTTCGCACACCAATTGAGCCATGTAGTTGTCACGGGTTGCGCTATAGCCCGTCTTGGTTTTGGCAATCACATCAGCCACACGGGATGCGGTAACTTTGCCAATTCGTGCTGCAAACCATTCGTCTGAGCGTTGTTCAATCATTTCAATCATCGTGGCGACTCCTCATAGTTATCTGGGTTGAACTTGGGGCGCTTTGTCCCCTTGTCCATTGGGTTTGGAAATGGGGGGAAAGGCCAGATCACAGTTTTGCCTTTGCTTTGTCTTTTGCTGCAATAACTTTCTTCTGCCAATCAGAATCACCGTTACAAGCGGCATAAGCGGCTTTGTAGGCGTTTTTCAGACTGTCTTGGTCTGTTGATG